AACCAATTCCTGTAAATCGTATTGGAAATATGAAAGGTGGTCACACTAGAAGAAAAGCATTATATAAAACAAATGAAAGATATATCCACATACATTTAATATCAGATAAAGAATGGAAAAAAGTAGAAGGTAAACCTTATGATGAAACTAGAATGTTATTGTCTGATAATTTACTATCCAGAAAAAAAGTATATTCAGTTGTTTTAGGTGAGTTTACTGCTTTAGAAAACAATTTTTTTAAACAACATAATCAACAACCAGAAAAAGAAGATATGCAACTATGGGTAAAAGAATTACAATCTGGTTTTCCACACAAATTATCTTTAACTTGTATTAAACAATTAAAGATTATAAAAACAAGAGATCCACTATTACTTAAAGATATTGACGAGGGTAAAACAACACCTAATAAAGCATATAAAATGGTTAAGAACTTTAAACCTAAAAATTTACCTAGAACAAATAGGAATTTAATTTCAATATTTAAAGACGAAACAAATGTAAAAAGATGGAAGAATTTATATAGACAAATAAGACATAATTTTATGACTAAAAATACTTTCACACACGAAGACGGTGAAGTTGTAAATTGGATAACAGATACTTATGTTGGTCCAGAAATAAATTATATGTCTAATAGTTTTTCACAAATGGTACAATCAGTTAATACATCTTTCTTTAGAAAGTATTATCCTGAAATGGATGCTAGATCACCAAGACACGAACAAGGTGCTCCTGATACACAATTCCACGCATATAATCAACAAGGTGTTGATCCTTATAGATTAGAAGCAAAAGTAACAGATAGTCATAATCAAATATTTTATTTTGGATTAGGTGGTTCTGCTATAAATCCACACGAATTTTTATTAATGATAAGACAAGGTACTGATAGATTTTGTGCTTTCATTACAACATTAACAAATGATGGTAAATTAAAAGATATAAAAACACAAGGACAAGGTTCTGTTATGTCAGTTGAAACTTGGTTTAAAAATCATTTTGATAAAGAAGATTGGCATTGTTTTCACGGTGATATAAGACGAGGCCAAAACGGAAAAATAGAAATTAATTATGAAGAATTTGGAGAGGAGGTAGATAAAAATTGAGTATAACGGTTGAAGTTAGAAAAGGTAATGTTGAACAGGCTATGCGTGTACTAAAGCGTAAAGTCCAAAAGGAAGGCATAGTAAAAGAGTTGAGAATGAGGCAATACTATGAAAAACCTTCTGCTAAAAAGAGAAGAAAAAAGAAAGAAAATATTGCTAATGTTAAAAAATTACAGAAAAAATTAGCAAGAATAAGAGGATATTAAGAGTTTTGCGTTGGTGATATAAATATATAATGTTGAGGCTATTCGTAAGTCCTCACGCAAAAGATCCGACAAAATTATGTCGGTGTCGCAAAACGCTGCTTTGGCACTTTACAGCGTGAACAAAAAAGTGCCTTGACATTTATATAATAATGATTATATAAATAATATTGATAACGCCTTTTAGGGTTATCAGTAAAAATGAAAATAACTTTGCTTAACAAAAGGAGGTTATAATGACCAATAGAGCAATACAACTTTTCAATCAATTAAGACCAGTATCGGTAGGTTTTGATAATGTCTTTGACCATTTTGAACGAATGTTTGAAGATGATTTTATCACAAATATGCCTAGTTTTCCACACTATAATATAGTGAAGACTGGAGAAAATAAGTACGATATAGAAATCGCACTTGCTGGCTACAACAAAAAAGATATTGAAGTAGAACTTAAAGAAGGTATACTATCAATTAAATCTAAAAAAGATGAGAAGGAAGATACTAAAGATGGTGAAGTAATCCATAAAGGTATCGCTAAAAGATACTTCTCAAAATCTTTCACAATCGCTGATGATGTAAAAGTCAAAGGTGCTGAGTTGAAAGACGGCCTTTTAAAGGTATCTATGGAAAGGGTAATACCAGAACATAGAAAAGCGAAAACTATTGATATTAAATAGTTTAATAGACCAGAGGCGAGGCAGCATTGACTTCCTCGCCTTTTTAGTATATACTGACACTATATAAATTATGAAGGAGTGAATATATTATGAACATAAGTACAGACACTTTATCGGTGTTAAAAAACTTTTCAGATATTAACCAGAATATTCTAGTTAAACCTGGAAATACAATTCAAACAATCTCCACAATGAAAAACATCTTGGCAGAAGCAGAGGTGACGGAGAAGTTTGATAGTGAGTTTGCTATATATGACTTGCCAGAATTTTTAAGAGCAGTTGAGTTATTTGAAAAACCTGCTTTAAAATTTAATGGTGGATCAAATGTAACTATAGCATCCGCAAATAATAAACAATCAATTAAATATTTCTTTGCTGACAAATCAGTTATTGTTGCACCAACAAAAGCAATCAATATGCCAGATCAGTATGTTTCTTTTACATTAAAGAAAGATGATTTTGCTAGATTACAAAGAGCAATTACTACACTAAATTTACCAGATGTAGCAGTTGTAGGTGATGGCAAAAATATTAAATTAGTTGCTACAGATAAGAAAAACAAATCTTCAAATGATTATTCTGAAATCATAGGTGAAACTGATAAGAAGTTTAATGCTTATTTCAAAGCAGAAAACTTAAAAATTATTGGTGATGACTATGATGTTGCAATATCTCAACAAAAGATTAGTCATTTTGTAAACAGGAACAAACCTGTTAAGTATTGGATCGCATTAGAACCTGACTCTGAATTTTAAGGAGGTTCTAAATGGCAGATTTTTTATGGGTTGAACAATACCGACCTAAAACAATACAGGATTGTATTCTTCCAGAACAAACTAAAAAGACATTTTTAGAGTTTCTAAAGAAAAAAGAAATACCTAATATGTTGTTATCAGGTACGGCAGGTACAGGTAAAACTACCGTTGCTCGTGCTTTATGTGAACAACTAAATGCTGATTATATCATAATCAATGGTTCAGATGAAGGTAGACAGATTGATACATTAAGAAACAAGATTAAAAATTTTGCGTCAACCGTATCTTTCAATACCGAATCTAAACACAAAGTAGTCATAATTGACGAGGCAGACTATATGAATGCTGAGTCAGTACAACCTGCTTTGCGTAATTTCATTGAAACATTTTTTGAAAATTGTAGATTTATAATGACTTGTAATTATCCTTACAAGTTTATTGAACCATTACGAAGTAGATTAACTCAAATTGACTTTAAGATAGTCAATGGTCAAAGACTAAAATCAGCACAATCATTGATGAAACGACTAGGTATGATACTTGACGAGAACAAAGTACCATATGATAAGAAAGTCTTAGCAACTCTAATTGAGAAGCACTTTCCAGATTTCAGAAAAACTATCAATGAATTACAAAGATATTCAGTAAATGGTAAGATTGATAGTGGTATATTCTTTAATCAAAAAGAGGCAGATATTAAGAGTTTATTTGCGTCTTTGAAGAAAAAAGACTTTAACGAAACTAGAAAATGGGTAGTCAACAATCTTAATGTTCAACCATCAGACTTGTTTAGAATAATCTATGAGTCTTTAAAAGATTATCTACAACCTCAATCAGTACCCCAGGCAATACTTTTATTAGCAGGATACCAATATAAATCCGCTTTTGTCGCCGATCAGGAGATAAATATGGTCGCTTGTTTGACTGAAATAATGGCGACTTGCAAATTTAAATAACATAATTAAAGAGGATACAATGGCACGAAGAACATTTTGGCGAACTTGCATAGTCAAATTGCGAATGTGGTATGCTGACATAAGAGGACATCACGGTAAACGATACAATTACGAACCAGGTGATTGGTATATGGGCAGACATAACAGACGCAATAAATAATGGCATACGAATTAAAAGATTACTTAAAAGCGATAAATGAGTCTAAACAAGACTTGATGAAATCAGATGAAACCTGGATAAAAAAATATCCAGCGTACATAATTAATCGTTGTTTATCTATGTTTTGGGATACTCTTCCACAAGCAAATGAAATGAACGGTTATCACTTCCTAGACAATCAGGTCCAATTTCAGTTTTTACTAAATAGTGTTAGAAGAAAAAAACGGTTTGGTGGCAAATGGTTAAAACAATCCAAATT